TATATTGATATTATTAAAGAAATAGCACGTACTGCCGCATTAGGGCAATCTGAAATAACTTTATCTAAAAAATTAACTGATTATACTATTTCCAAACTAAAAGATAATGGTTTTGGTGTAGCTGTTGAACCAAATTTATGCTATACTACTGTTACTGGCGGTGCAAGTATTAAAAACGATTATTTGATTACAACTATTAAATGGTGATTAATATGGAATATCCAATGACTTTAACTATTCGTCCGGATTATAATGACCCATTTTATACAGGTTCCCATGATTTACAATGGAATTATGACAATTTTAAAGGTGAATTCAATGTTTGGAATTTAAGTGATTGTCCTGAAGATGCGATAATAGGCCGAGATTTATTTGACGCTTATGATTTTATCCACGCAGTTGAATTTGGTATGAGTCTCGCGCGAAAAGGTTATATAAAAATTAAACTTACAGAAATAAGAGAAAATGAGGAAGAGGATGAAGAATAAATCCTTTAAGAAAATAATTGACTTCAATTAAAAATTATGATATAATTATTTCAGAAAGTGAAAAGGAGAGTATTATGAGTAAGCAAGAAATCTTCAATCATTTTTCTACAATAATTGATGAAATGCTGGAAAATTCTTTGTTTTTTGATATGTATTTTCAGAGACCTTATGGTTTTTCTAATATTATAGATGGAAATGATTACGAAGAACTTCCCGCAGGACTTCTTATTAGTAGCGGGGCTACTCGAACTTGTCTTATTGACCAGGATTATGATTGGGTAGTAAAGTTCGACGTAGAAGAAGATGCTTTTGGAAGTTCTTGTAAGCGAGAAGTTGAAATTTATAATGCTTCAAAAGCATATGCTCTTGAGCGTTATTTTGCTGAAGTAATATACCTTGGAACTTATACTCGCACAATTAATTTTTATAATTTTAATGATATTGAAGAAAATATAGGTGATTTTTACGATTATGACCCGGATTATTTTGAAAAGAATTTTTTAGAAAATGAAGAAAAATTCGGGCCAGTTTGTCCTATAACCATTTCTATTCCTCTTTACGCATATCGTAAAGCAGAAAGTTATGATTGCGGCCCCGTGGATTATGCAACATCTAATCTTGCGGAAAAAATCGCAAGTCCTCTTCGTTCTCGTAATATAGCAGTAGCTACTGCTTTTATCCGAGAGTATGGAATGGATGAATATAAAGCTTTTTCTCAATTTAGTCTTGAATGGGATATTAATGATTTACATTTAAATAATATTGGTGAAATTGACGGTCATTTTGCTATAATTGATTATAGTGGTTATCATAACCCATATTATGAAACTAGTAGTGAAGAAAAATGGAAGAAAGGAGATTCTGAATATTAATGGATCATTCTGATATTGGTGCTCGTATGAAGTCATACGAAAATTGTTATCGTATTTATTTACCGAAGCGTCAGGCCGTTATTGTCCGTATTGATGGTCGTGCGTTTCACAGTTTTACAAAGGGTTTTAACCGGCCATATGATGCTTTATTTGCACAATGTATGCGGAAAACCGCAAAGCAACTTTGCGAAAACATTAGTGGTTGTGTACTAGGCTATACACAAAGTGACGAGATTTCTCTGGTTTTAGTAGATTATAAGAATATCAATACCGAACCTTGGTTTGGAAATAATCTACAAAAAATTGTAAGTATTTCCGCAAGTATGGCTACTTTCTTTTTTAGACAAAACTTTTTCACAGCTATCTTGTCTTCAAAAGAGCAATCAAATGGATCAGCTCATTATAAAGCTTATAGTGAAAAACTTTGTGTATTTGACGCTCGTGCATTTATTATTCCGCGGGAAGAAGTTGCTAATTACATCTACTGGCGGCAACTAGACTGCGTTCGTAATTCTATTCAACTCGCGGGCCAGGCTTATTTTTCGCAAAAACAACTCCAAAATAAGAATTGCGACCAGATTCAGGAAATGCTTTGGCAGGAACATCAGGTAAATTGGTCTAAGTATCCTACTTGGTTTAAGAATGGTGTTGCTATTTATAAGCAGCCGCACGAAATTTATCATAAGAACGAAGATGGTACACAGTCTTCTGTTGTGCGTGATAAGTTTACTATTGATCTAGAAATGCCAATGGTTTCTCAAAATCCTGACTTTATTAATAAATTAGTTATTTTTAAGGAGTAAATATGGCTGAATTTATTAATGTTATGAAAGAATACAATCGGATGTGTGAATATTATAAACTTGATTGTAGAGAGTGCCCATTATGTAATGTAAATTGTGAATATGTTTTACATAATGAAGCCGAAAAATCAGAATCTATTATTATGAAGTGGTCGAAAGAGCACCCTCGACCAATTTATCCAACTATTGGAGAAGTAGTAAATAAACTTCTTATGCTAATGAATATTGAACCTCGTACACCAAATCTTACTGCCGTTTATAATATGCGTTTAACTAAAGAAGCAGCCGATTACTTTGGAATAAAACCTATAAATGAATAATATTTGACTAATCTCCTAAAATATAGTATAATATTTATACAAGGTAAGGAAGGAGATATTTTGAAGTGAATGACAGTCATTTGTTTAAGTTGGCTAGGGAGTGTAGTTTGAAATCGGATTATAGTGGATGCGGTCGGGCCCGAATTGGAGCTGTAATTTCCTATAAGGGTGCCGTTCTCGCAAAGGGTTTTAATACTGACCGCACCCATACTGACCAGGCAAAGTATAACAAATGGCGTTATAAAAAGAAAGGTAATAATTATTTGCCCGATAAGTGCCACGCAGAGTTGGCAGTTCTTTCTAAAATTAAGTATCTTGATATTGATTTTTCGCGGGCACATCTTTATGTGTATCGCGAACTGCGAGATGGTTCTACGGCAATGGCCAGACCGTGTCCCGCGTGTATGGCCGCGATTAAGCAACTGGGTATAAAGAATATTCATTATACTAGTGATGAAGGATATTGCTTTGAAAAAATATTTTTATAAATGAAAGAAGAAAAAATAAAAGAATTAGGTCTTTCTTCGCACTTATCTATTGGAGGTGGTTAGATGACAACAAAAGAAAAATTAATCTTTTGTAAAAACCACGGTATTTCTATTTCTTACATTGCGTCCAAAGTTAATATGGTTCCAGCATCTTTAACCAAATGGATGCGAGGAGAAAAAGGAATATTAAAGAAACACGAAATGTTAATTGAAACCACCTTACAAAATTTTGCCAAAGAAATTTGGGATAATGTAGGTGAGTTGAATGATAGGAATTTATAAAATTGAAAATTTAATTAATGGCAAAAAGTACATTGGCCAAAGTGTAGATATTGAAGATAGATGGAGAGACCACAAATGGTTAGCGAATAATAGTTATTCAGTGAAGTACCCATTATATAATGCTATTCGTAAATATGGGTTAAATAATTTTGATTTTTCAGTAATTGAAGAATGTGAAATAAACCAACTTAATGACCGCGAAATTTATTGGATAGAGTATTATAAAACTTTTATTTATCAGATAAATAGCCAAGGTTATAATTTAACTCGCGGTGGAGATGGAAATAAAAGATTGCCACAAGAATATGTAGATTGGTTTATTGAATTATGGAGAGAAAACTTTTCTACTGGTGAAATTGCTGAAATTACAAGAAAAGATAAACATTTAGTTATACAATACTTAAAATGGTATGAAGCTTCTTACTCATTAGAAGAATCACAAAAAAGAGGTCATATGAATAGTGAAAAAAAACACCAAAAAGCAATTATTCAATATGATTTTTTAGGGCGAGAAATCAAAAGATTCAACAGCATTAAAGAAGCAGTAGAAAAAACTAATTTTTCGGAAACTGGAATTCGGAATAGTCTTAAATGTAAAACAAAAGGAACCAAAAAATATTATTTTATTTATGATGATAATAATAAAACAAATAATTTAAAAACTTTAATAAATATTCCAAATAATAAAAAAGGATTCTTCCCTATTATCCAAACAGATTTAAATGATAATTTTGTTAATTATTTTTTAACTTTAAAAGATGCAGCTAATAGTGTTAATGGGACAGATAGCGTAATTAGTGCTTGTGCTCGGGGAATATATCAAACCGCTTATAATTATAAATGGCATTTATTAACTTTTGACTCCATTGAGAAATATAATTTAAAAGAAATTATACCACTAGAGGTTTTGTAGAGGAGAAGTTTAAGTAATGTGTAAATATTGCGAAAAAGAAAATACTCAATATGTTTTAAATGATGATATTATTTATCTTTATATTATGAATAATAAACATATTCCTCCTCAAATAGTATTTGGCGATTATAATGGAGTAGATTCTTTTCATAGAAATATAAATATAAATTATTGTCCTATTTGTGGGGAAAGGTTGGTACGTTAATATGCTTGATGTTGGTCACGTGTTATATGGTTCTCAAAATTATGGGTTAGATGGCCCAGATTCTGATAAAGATTATAAAGTTTTTCTTTGCCCTGAAGCAGAAGATTTTTATCATTATAAAAGAGTAGAAAAGAATGATGCTCCGGAAGGTTTAGATAAAGAACATTATTCTCCTATGGATGTTCGTACTTTTGATAAAAATCTTCGTGCGGGAAATCCTAATTGTTTGGAAATGCTTTGGAGTAGAGAAACTGAAGAATTATTTGTGGATTTTGACTTGTATATGAATCTCGCACGAGATTTATTTAAACAAGGTTATCTTGTAATGGTTTTCCCACAATTTCTTAGCGCAGTAAAGGGAACAGTTTTTAATTCCTTTAAGCGTTATGAAGTAAATCGTAAAAGTGCTTCGCGGGCAACTTTTTGGATGAATTTTGTTCTTAAATTAATGAATAATGATTTTAAAGTAACTGATTCTTTCTGGGAAGATGAACCCGCGCGAAAAATGCGTTTTGACGAAAAAGTATATCTTCCTACTTTAGAAGATTTTGAAAAAATGTTTGCTTCTCTTGAAAATCAGGCTTTATGTCATGCTTTCGAAGCTTACCAAAATTTAAATTCTACTCAATTTTGGGCTTATAAGACTATGGCAAAAGAACTTCAAAAACGAATGGAACAATTTGTTTTTGGTAATCTTGTTGAAGAACTTTGTGAAAATGGTTATTAAGGAGTAATAAAATATGTTTTTAAGTAAAGAAAATATGTTAAAGCGAATTGAATATCGAATTAATCTACTTCGTGCGAGAAGTGAAACTGTGAATGAACATTTAATTAATGCTTTAATTCGTGAAGCAAGAAATATTAAGAATGAGGAGAATAAGTAAAATGAAGTATAAGTTTAATATCCATCCAGAAGATTGTCGTTATATTGTAAATGAAGATAAGCGAAAGGTTATTTGTATTATTGATGACACTGAAAAGCTTTTTATAAATTTTGCCAATAAGAATTTTGAAATTCCTTATGATTGTACTGATACTTATTTTGGCAATAAGAGTAATTTACGTCCAAAGCTTCTAATGCCAAAGCGTTTTTGGGGCGTAGCTACTTGTGACGAAAATGACGTATGGGACGAAGAAATTGGCAAGAAGCTTGCTTTTTCTAAGGCGAAGGATAAGCTAAATAATAGCTTTGTTAAGCGCGCGAATCTATACGTTCAGACTTTCGACAAGTATCTTGATCGTGCGGTTGAAATGCTTAATGATGTTTGTTTTAAGCTAAATACTAGCACTGACCATCGTCATGATAAGCTTAATGCTCTTCTAGGAGAAGATTAATGTCTTGTAGAAAAATTAATGATAGATACGCCAAGGAAGGTTATATTATAAAAGAAATTAATCTTGATGACTTTCCTTGGCGGACACAAAAAATGCCGAATTTCCCAAAAGATGGGAATCCTGATATTATTCATAAAATTTTTGAAGAATGCAATGTAAATAGTATAACTCAACAGGCAATTATGCAACAATATAATGAATTATACATTTATAATGAAGCTTCGCCAGAAGAAAGAGCTATTTTAGCTCCACAAGTTAAAGTTATTTATTCTTTACTAAATCTTCCAGATATTTATTATCCAAAATTTTATCCACTAATGGATGAAAAAGAAGTTTGGTCTTTAAATGAACGAGATTTAAGTGTTAAACTTGGTACACGACTTCAAGATTTTGGAATTTCTTTTTTTGATTATAAAAAGTTTGTTGATGGTGTGGTTGATTTATGTGAAGATTTTAATTTGCGTGAAGATGACATTTTTTTAAATCCATCTAATATTGGTTATCATCCTGTACTTGGTTTGCGAATAATTGACTATGGTTTAACAAATGATAATCAATTACTTGACTTTTGAGTAATTTT